TGGTGCTCCTTCTCCATTCTCTGCGACTTCACGGATGCGGATTCCGACCGCTACCATTTGCTGGCCGGTTTGGAACTGAACAAAATGGACCTCACGGTTGGCGTCGAGGGCATTATCAAGGTCGGTTACGGCATCATCGGTAAAACGATGGCGGACCCATCCGATAGCGAGCCGGCATCCACCACCTACATTGAACCCAATACCAACAAGGTGATGGATTCTTTCAGTGGCACTGTTTTGGAAGGCGGTTCTACTTTGGCTATCGCAACTGAAATCAAAATGACTTTGGAAAACGGCATCGCGCCAAAGTTCGTGATCGGTTCCGATTCCACGAACAAGCCTTCCATTGGTCGCAGCGCCTTGACTGGCCAGCTCACTGCCTTTGCGGAAGACGCGGCCTTGCTCCGGAAGTTCATCAATCAGACTGACACGAGCCTGAAGTTCACGCTTGGAGATCAAGCCGGTAACAAATACCGCTTCACATTCTCCCGCGTCAAATTCAATGGCGGTCAAATGGACACTTCTGGTCAAGGTCCCGTCACGATTCCAATTCCCTTTCAAGCGCTTCTTTCGAACGCCGGGGAACCAAACATCATCATTGATCGTATCCCCGCCTAATCGGTTCCGGCCAACTCATCCCCATGAATACTGCCGACAATGCAACCGATACGATGGAAAGTTTTTTCACCCGGGAACGGGCGAACGAAGGGGTGACCCTTCCTTTGTCCCGCCCGGATGGAACGGCTACTAAACATTTCATCAAGATTCGCGGCATCGACTCCGATGCTTTTCATCAAGCAGAGGCCAACCAACGCCGACGCATTTACGAAGCAACCGCCGAACAGGATAAGGATAAACTTGCACAAATCCTTTCCGACATTCGCACCGAGACGCAGGCGTCTTTGGTTATCTCTTGGAGTTTTGATGCTCCTTGTACGATTGAGAATGTTAAAAAACTGTTCCGCGAAGCTCCGCAAATCGCAGAGGAAGTTGACCGGTTAGCTTCGCGCCGCGCACTTTTTTTCAAGACAGGCTCAACCAACTCTTCGCCTTCGCCCGCTCCGAGTTCGAGTTGAGCCTACCTCCCGAAGGATCGACAACAGCTCTTAAAAAACATCTGCTCAAGGTCTGGCAGATAACCGGCAAAAAGCCGCAACAGCTAGCAGACCAGCCGCCGCTACCGGAAGAAGTACAATTCCTGTGGCGATACTACCTAGAGCTGCAAAGTAAATCTTCCATCACCTACGCCGAGATCGAAAGCTGGTCCCGCTTAACTCTAAAAAATATAACTGCCAACGAAGCGCTAATTTTGCACAGATTGGATGCGCTTTACTGGAACATAATAAATGGAAGAAGTCTCCAGTCTAGTAATCAAAGTCAGTAGCGACGATGTTGCCAAGGCTTCCAAGAACCTTGATGACTTGACCAAGGCCAGTGACCGCGTGATGGGTTACATCAAGGGTTTGGTGACTGCCGCCGCTGCTTTGAGTATCTTCAAAAGCGCGGCGGATGCGATTGCCGCGTTCAGTCACGAGTTGGTTGGAATTCAAGCCGTGACCCGGGCGACTACTTCCGAAATGCACGAGCTTGCGGAATTCGCGAAGGATATGGGTGCGAAGACTCGCTTTAGTGCTCAAGAAGCGGCGGCGGGGATGAAGTTTTTAGGCCAAGCCGGCTTTACTACTTCGCAGATTGTTGCCGCCATGCCGGGCTTGCTTGAGTTGGCCACAGCCGGCGAACTTGATCTTGCCACCGCCGCCGACATTACGAGCGCGGCATTGGCCGGCTTTCGCTTGCAGGCGAGCGAATCGGCGCGAGTAGCCGATGTATTGGCTGTGGCCGCTGGTGAATCCAATACGAGCGTGGCACAAATGGGCGATGCGCTCAAATACGTTGCCCCTATCGGCGCAAGTCTCAATATCACGATTGAACAAATCAGCGCGGCACTTGGCGTGCTTTCCAATGCCGGCTTACAAGGAAGCATGGCCGGTACCGGTTTGCGGCAAGTGCTCTCAAGCTTGGCTTCTCCGACCAAGGAAGCGGCGGACACTTTGCGCGCTTATGGTATCGCCATCGATGATGTTAATCCACAGACGCGATCGCTGAGTCAGGTCATCGAAGCTTTGAAGAAAGGCGGGCTTGATGCCGCCGCCGCCTTTACGATCTTTGGAGATCGTGGAGCGCCGGCAATTCTGGCGCTTACCAGCCAAACGGGCAACCTTGAGAAATTGAACCAGTCTTTGGCGGCGGCAAAAGGCCGCGCCGGGGAAATGGCGCACATCATGGGCGATGATCTCACGGGCGACATTCTCAAGCTCAAAAATTCAACCAATGCACTTTACATCAGTCTTGGCGATGCTGGGTTAAATGGAGTGTTGCGCGATGTGACGCAAAGCGCCACGACCTTTGTGCGCCAGATTGACGACCTTGTCAAAAGCGGCGAGGCGGCGGCATGGGTCGATGTTTTCAAATCCAAACTGCTTTTGCTTTCGGATGGCTTTATCAATGCGAGCGAGAACATCGCGCAAACTTGGGCTTTGACGATGGATTTCCTTGCGCACGATGGCAAGGAAGGCGCGGACAATATCGTCGACGCTTTTAAGAACATGCCGGAAAATATCCGCGCAATGGTTCAGCTAGGCGGTAATAGTCTCGGTACGTTCGTGAGCTATGCGGAAGCGGCGGGCCGGGGCATCGCCGATTCTTTCAGCATCGCATGGTCCTACATTGTAGTTTCAGTTAAAAACTATTCGCGCGAGGCTGTCGAAAATTTCAAAGCGCCTTTCCTTGAGTTCGGTATCTGGATTCGTGAAAGTCAAATCAGCATTGCCGAAAGTCTAAACAAGATTTTACCCGACAAGAATAAATATGGGGAAAGCTTTTTTGGACCCTTGCGGGCGGACCTGGAAAAATACAAAGCCAGCTTGGCCGACACTAAAAACAACTTTTGGGACAACCAGATCAAAGCGTCCGCCGATGCCACGACTGCTTTCGAGCACAACTGGTCGCGAGTCAAGGATGGCTTGTCGGAAGCCGCCGACGCATGGGAAAAGGAAGTTGAAACGATCATGAATGAGCGCGACGCCAATGTGAAGGCGTCGGACGATAAGCTCAAAAAGATTGACGAACTTCGCGCCGCCTATGCCAAACTAAAAGCCGCCCGCGAAGCCGCCCAAAATGAAGCGGCGGCGAAAGGCGGCGTTGTCGGCAAGGCGGCGGATAATCCCGCGCCGGAACATTTCAATGTGGAAGAGTTCGACGCCCTTCGCAAGAAACTGCAACTTGAAGAAGCGACGATTGATGAAAGCTACCAGCGCCGGCTCGAATTGATCCGCAAAAATACGAAGGCTGGTTCCGTTCTCCGCTTACAGCTCGAAAAGGAGCTTGAAGCGCAAGTCACCATTGAACGCGAACAAGCCGAAACGGATCGCGCAAATAAAGTCCTGCAACTTGAACAGGAACTGGCGCAAGCCATGGCCGACGGCCGGCAATCTTTGGTCGATGGTCTACAATTTCAACTTGAGCATGAAGAACAGCGGATTGCCGAAAGCTATGACCGCCGGCGTCAATTAATTCTTGCAAGCACTGAACTCACTGAAACGCAGAAGGCCGCAAAGATTGCCGCCATCAATGCACAACAGTTGCAGGTTCAGCGGGAAATTGAAACTGCACGCAATAAACAAACTCTTAAGTATGCGACCGATTTTCTCGGAAACCTTGCCACCATTGCCGGCGCTTTCGGCGCGAAAGGTGCGCGCATTGCTAAAGCCGCCGCCATCATACAGACGACTGTTAAGACTTATGAGTCGGCCACGAGCGCCTATGCCGCGCTTGCCGGCATTCCCTATGTCGGCCCGGCCTTGGGTGCCGCCGCAGCGGCGGCGGCTGTCGCCGCCGGTCTGGCGAACGTTGCCGCGATCAAGAGTCAAGGTGCAGTTCCGGCCTACGAACATGGTGGCATGATTCCAGCGGGCGGAGTTGGCCTTGCTGGTGAAACGGGCGTTCCCGAATTGGTCCGCGGTCCTGCTGTGGTCACTTCGGCCCGCACCATGCAGGATAATGGCCTATTGAAAGGCGGCGGAACCAATGTCACTGTAAATGTGAATAATGATTCCGGCGTTTCTTCCGAAGTCACCCAACAGGATGGCCCCGACGGCAAGATCATTAACATTATCACCAAGCGCATCAAGTCGGAGTTAAATACCGATTTGAAAACGGGCGGCTCTCCTTGGGTTAATACTATGCAATCTGTTTTCAAACTTAATAGAGGTGCCGCATGAGCGACTATGCTTGGCCAGCTTCCAAACTTCCTTTGCCTTCGACTGATTTCGATGGCGCAAATGAACGCGCCACGATTCGTACGAAAATGGACAGCGGTCGTTTCCGGCAACGCCGGCGCTTTACATCCGGCCTTCGCACTTTCAAAGCTTCTTGGCAATTTGATGATGATCAATTCGCCCTTTTTCAAGGTGTCGTAAAATACAAGCTGTCGGAAGGGGCCGACTGGTTCACGATTGACTTGCCTTTTGGCGATGGCTTCAAGAACTACCGGGTTCGTTTTATCGAAGCCAAGGAAAGTTTCAACTACCAAGACGTCTTGCACTGGAAAGTTGACGCGCAACTCGAGACCGAGACCACTTCACCCCTAACCGAAGCCGAAACAAACGCCGCCCTCGCATGAAAACAGTCTACCTCTTTTTAGTCATCATGATTGCCGCACTGGTCAGTCCCGGTTGCAGTATAACCAGCAAGCGACTTTTCACGGCCAAGGTTCCGGAGCCCATTAGCAAGCCGGCTCCGCAAACGGAGCGGGAGCGCCAAGCCGCCGACCTTATCGCCCGCGAAATCCGGACGCCGGTCGTACTCAAGCCTGTGGCCGTCGCTTTATCTCAATCCATGGGAGCGCCAGAGAAGCCGCTACCGTCGAGTACGCCGGAAGAGCTGGCAAGCTCCGCTTCTAGCAGTACTACTGACTTGCAGGCTTCGATTGTAGCCATGCAGAAACAAATCGTGGCGCTTAACAGGAATCTGATTAAATATCAAGGGAAGGAAATCGAAGGCACGGGTTTTTCGATACTGGGGCCGGGAATGGCCACAATCGTTATTGGATTGATCGCGCTTGGCGTGATCTTTCCGCCTGTCTTCACGGTGCTGGCCTTCATGTACCGCCAGAGTGACATCGAAACACGCTATACGATCCTTGCTGATTATACGCATTCAAATGAAGAACACTGGGATTTTATTTCTGCTTCTCAGGATGACCCTTTACCCAACCTTGACGAGCGCATGAAAATTTACAACCGGGAAGCATTGCCCTTATCGCTGCAGGCGATCAACGACTGTATACAAGACCACGTTACGCCGCAGGAAATTACACACCTGGTAACCGTGAGCTGTACCGGCATGAGTGCGCCGGGCCTTGACCTTCAAATTGCGGAAGCGATGAATATGCGGCCTGAAGTTTTTAGAACGTCTGTAAACTTCATGGGTTGTTACGGCGCCGTTCATGCTTTGAAACTTGCGAAGCTAATTTGCGACAGCACACCTGATTCAAATGTGCTGATCGTTGCTACTGAGTTTTGTTCTATTCACTTTCAGAAAGAATATACGCC